ACAGGGCGGTACGCTGGTGCCTCCAAAAAAATGCACGACACGCAATCCAATTGGATTTGAGCTTGAAAGCGTACTGACAGGATTTGACGAATACGGATTTGCGACACTTGGCAGAACGATTGTGTTGCAGTTGCTTTTGCGAAAAGCTATCGCAGTATTTTGGACGGATGAAGCGGATGGGGTCGATCCGGAGGAAATTATTAAGGCGGTTTGGAATCAGAATGGCTCTGCAAAAGCAAGAACGCGAATGATGCAGTTGTTTCTGCATCAATTTGACAAACGTTCAGATGAACAAATTCTGAGAGACAGGACGTCTGGTAAGGCCCGTGTTCCTGAGTATGCAGAGAGCGCGATAGATATACTTTTCGGAAAGTCTTGACAAACCCCGCAGAATCGCTCACGATGCGTCTGCTGTCACCGTGGAACGTGAACAGCGACGGAGATGAACGAACAAGATTGATTTAATCGGCGTTATGCCGTACAGTTGATGCACTCGCGATTCTCCGTCGCACAATCCACAATGACAGCCAGAGCAGAAATGCCCTGGCTGTCGGCGTTTGGGGAGTGCAGGAAATGTGATTCTTTTAGGTCGACGGACAGCCTCGCAAGCTGAAATCACTACATACTTTCACCGAATCAATCCGGGCAACGTCCAAACTGACGACCCGGCCCGTCCCGAGGTGATGGTCACTGGAATGTGAGCCTGAACAGGAAAGCAGAATCCGAACGTCTCAAGCACTAAGGGACGGGATAAAGATGCGATGTGCAAAGTGGCCGCCATTCCACCCGATAACACCCCGTCACCGGACACACCACAACCACGCGAATCATGATCGGTTCTTTTGTCATGGAATTGGTTATCGACAATTTTGAAAATGATCTGTTGACAAAAAGCCGATAGATAGCAAGACTGTCCCGCCGCTGGCCGAGTAGAAGCGACCAGCCGCTAAAATCCGATTGATAGCCTTCGGGCTATTCATAAACCGCCGCAACTGGCCTTCTACCTGGTTGCGTGCGGTTTTTTGTTTGGGTGCAAAATGGAGTACGAACAGTTCATTGCTACGAAAAGCCAATGGCTGAATGAGTCGGGATTCGATGCGGAAGAGCTGCCGCCGTTTCTGTATGACTTTCAGCAATATCTCGTTCGGTGGGCCTTGCGGATGGGTCGATCTGCGATATTTGCAGACTGCGGAATGGGAAAGACGGCCATGCAGTTGGCATGGGCTCAAAAGGTAATCGAGCGAACGAACAAGCCAGTGCTGATTGTAACCCCGCTTGCGGTGGGTGCTCAGACCGTGGAAGAGGCTGAACGATTCGGGATAACTGCTTTTCGATCTCGCGATGGAAAGCACAGCGGCAATCCGGAGTGCGTTGTCACAAACTACGAGCAGCTTCACAAGTTCGATCCGGCGTCATTCGCTGGTGTTGTCTGTGATGAGTCCAGCGGTATCAAAGACTTCAAGAGCGAACGCAAGGCAACGGTCGTTGAGTTTATGAGGACGATTCAGTTCCGTCTGCTTTGCACTGCGACAGCGGCCCCAAATGATTTTTGGGAGCTTGGCACATCATCCGAGGCTCTTGGATTGCTTGGTTTCCGTGACATGATCACCAAGTTTTTCAAACAGGAAACCTCAAAAGATCATCACGGCTGGGGGCGAACGAAATATCGGTTTCGAGGGCATGCCGAAGAACCGTTTTGGTCTTGGGTGTGTTCGTGGGCACGGTCAATACAGAAACCGTCTGACCTTGGATTCGATGACAGCCGGTTCATTCTTCCGCCTCTCACTGAGCGTGCCCACGTTATCGAATGCACGAAGGCGAGGGCTGGCAACCTGTTCGCGATGGCTGCAAACGACATGAGAGAAGAGCGGGAAGAACGCCGAGTTACAATCAAAGAACGCTGCGAAAAGGCCGTCGAACTTGCCAGCAATCACGAGGGATCTACAGCACTGTGGGGTGAATTGAATCCAGAATGCGATCTGCTCGAAAAAATGCTTGACGACTGCGTTCAGGTCAAGGGGTCAATGAGCGATGAACAAAAGGAGGAATACCTTTTGGGATTCGCAAAGGGACAAATTCGCAGACTGGTCTGCAAACCAAAGATTGGAGCATGGGGGCTCAATTTTCAGATCTGCAATCACGAGGTGATTTTTCCGAGTCATTCGTTTGAGCAGTACTATCAAGTGGTTCGCCGATGCTACCGATTCGGACAGAAAAACCCCGTTACGATTGATATGGTTTTGAGTGAAGGCGAACGCAAGATTGCTGAAAATCTTGAGCGTAAAAAGCAGCAGGTTCAAAGAATGTTCCAGAGTCTAGTGGCTCACATGCAAGACAGCATGCACCTCGTGTCCCGTGATTATTTCCCAGAGAAAGAGCAGGTTCCCAGATGGCTGTAATGGATCAAGTTATTTGCGATCAGTACGCGATTTACAACGGAGACTCTGCGGAGGTTCTGCAAAGTATTCCTGACGAATCGGTGGGTATGTCCATCTATTCCCCGCCATTCGCCACCGAGAACGGCGGATGTCTTTACAACTACAGTTCAAGCGTCAGAGATTTGTCTAACTCGCGGACGTACGAAGAGTTTTTCGAGCACTACGGTTTCATCGTGAAACACATTGCAAGAGCAATGAAGCCCGGTCGGATTTCCGCAGTGCATTGTATGGACGTCCCAAAGCAGGGAGCGAACATTTGCGGCTACACGGATTTTCCAGGCGACATCATTCGGCTTCACGAGTCTTTGGGTTTCGAGATGCTTCCGAGGATCTGCATTTGGAAAGAGCCACTTGCCGTCCGCAACCGCACCATGAGTAAGGCTCTGGCACATAGGCAGATTTGTGAGGACGCAACGCTAACAAATGTTGCATCGGCAGACTACCTGATTCCATTCCGAAAACGTGGAATCAATCCGGAACCGGTGACTCACCCTAACGGGCTGTTTGAGTATCACGGGGAACGTGAGATTCCGAAAGATCTTTTGAAGTTCAAAGGCTGGAAAGGAAACCAGATCGAGAACAAATACAGTCACTGGATTTGGCGGCATTACGCCTCGGCGTTTTGGGATGACATTCGACTGGAAAACGTGCTGCCATACGAAGAATCAAAAGATGAAGGCGACGAACGTCATCAGCATCCGTTGCAACTGGATGTGATTGCACGGGCTGTGCAAATGTGGACAAATCCAGGTGATGTAGTGCTCACGCCATTCATGGGAGTTGGTTCTGAGGTCTATGCACCGGTGATTCAGGGGCGTCGAGGCGTGGGATGTGAGCTGAAGCCAAGCTATTATCGACAGGCAGTGAAAAACCTCGCGGCTGCCGTAGCGGAAAAAAAACCGTCGCCAGTGCGGTCGCTCGCGTTTGCCGAGGACGACGAATGAAGCCAAAGAAGAAAACAAAACGCATTCTCTCATGGCTCGGATCGGAATGCATCATTGTGTCGCGTGAAACAATCACAACATCGGAGGGCCACGCAAAGAAATGCTGCACGATTCGCGTTTCCAATCAACTTCGATTTGTATCGGAATCTGAGCTGAAGATGATCGAAATAGAAATCTGAAAACCACCTATTGACAAACCTTGCGACCTTAGCAAGACTCTCTGCTCAGTCGTACGAGGACTGGCAAAGAGATCATCGACCGGGAAACCGGATTTGATAAAGCCCTGCGGAAAAGCTCGTACCTTTTCTGTCAGGGCTTTTTTGTGGAGTGCACGGAATGAATCAACTCCAATTGTTCGATAAAAAGCCAGTCAAACTCTCCCGCCGCTCCGACCCAATCACGTCGCAGAAGTCAGCGGCGGAAACAGAGAAGAAGCTCGGCAAACTCAAGGCCGGATGCCTGGCAGTCTTGAAGGCTGCAACAAAGCCCATGACGGCACGCGAAGTTGCTGTGCAGGCCGCAAGACAGTTCGGCGGTTTCGACTCATCGTATCGAGCGAGACCTAGTGAACTTGTGGTTGACGGGTTGGCAGTCGAATGCGAAGAACGGGCCTGCGAAGTCACCGGCAAATCAGCAATGACGTTTCGAGTGAAGGAGCGGTGATGCCAGCAAAGTTAGAAAACCTCATTGGCCGCAAGTTCGGCAAACTGACCGTAATTGCAGGCCCGTTCAAGTCGCCGCGAAACAAAGAACGAACGCGATTCGAGGCAGCATGGAAGTGCTTATGCGTTTGCGGGAATTACTGGTTCGCATCAAGCGGACACTTGCGACAGGGAAACGTGACGTCATGCGGTTGCGTTAGAGCAAAGATGGCCAAGACCAAACGAAAACGGAGGCAGACATGCTCAGCGAAATAATCAACGGCTGCTTTGTGTTTACTGTGCTGGTCATGCTCGGTTGCTTCGCAGCTGGTTCTGCTGAGATTGCCAGTGAACGTGCTGAGCGAAAGCGAATCGAGCGTGAGATTCGCGAGAAGTACGGACGGACTTACTAACCGGCGAGGGCAAGGGTCCACCGGATTTTACTCCCCTAGAGCCTGACCGATTGGAGAAGAAGCCAACGGTTGGCCCCCGCAAGCCATTAAGGCTGGTCAGGCTCTGGATTTTGTACTCCTGCGAACGGTCACTAAGAGGTCGGCGTTTGTCATAGGGTCGCCGAGACCGTTCGCAGGTTTGTCTACTCCAGTGAGCGGCGTTCCAAGCCGTTGGATGGTGGCGTAGCACCTTCTGCCGCTCAATGGTTTTTGTTTTGATGAAAGGGAAGTCATGAGTATTCAAAACGGATTACTTGTTCTGTCGCGTAAGGATGATGAGGAGATCGTCATGATTGTTCCTCCATCAGATCGTCCGCAGGTGATTAGCATTATCAATGTTGGTAGGCACAGGGACGCAACTCGCATCGGCGTCAGGGCGGATAAAACAATCAAGGTGCATCGTCGAGAGATTCTCGACAAGATCGCACGCGGTGAGGTTAAGGATATTCCGAACTCAAAAGAAAGCCACAAGCTGATTGGCGGCCTGAGTGTTGGGCAGATCGTGAGGCCCGGTCGATGAAACCACCAGCATGGATCGGAATAGACCCCGGAGCTTCAGGAGCAATCGCAGTCGTGTTCAGTTCCGGCAACGTGTGCGGGATAAAAAACGACAGCACAGAGCACGAGTTGGCAGAGTGGATTCGTGACCTTGCATTGTCGCACGAACTGGCAGCGGTGATTGAGCGAGTAAACGCGATGCCAAAGCAGGGCGTATCGTCTACGTTCAAGTTCGGGAAGTCGTTTGGGTTTCTCATTGGACTGCTGACAGCCCTTCAGGTTCCGTTCGAGGCATACACGCCGCAAGTGTGGCAAAAGCACATGCGATGCCTGACGAAAGGAAACAAGAACGTCAGCAAGGCTGCTGCTCAGCGGCTTTGGCCAACGGTCAAGATTACGCACGCAAACGCGGATGCTCTGCTTATTGCGGAGTTCTGCAGACAGATTAGGAACGGGCGATGAGCGACGTGATCTGCATCAGTTTCAGTCCATCGCGTGAGTATCGCGAATACATCAATCATCGCGTGATGAACGAAAGAACCTACGGTGCAACGGCCGGTGACTCGTTCTGGATGGGGTACGGCAACTATGACGAGGTCGATCCGTTTGCAAAGTATCGAGACGACGAACGCGAGCCAATTACAAATCCGTTGTGGCGAGCACGAATTGAAAAAGCCCGAAAGTTTCGGGAAGACAATGATTCGATGTGGAGAGTTCGAGATATGGCGGCAGCGTTGCGGCCATCAGTGGTGAAGGCATTTTTGAGGGCGTTGAATAATGGCGAAAGCTGAATTGATACTTACCGAGGAACAGGCGATTAAGTTTGGGCAGGCGTTGCAGACTCCTCTGGTTGCCATTGCAAGGACGGCTGAGCTGTCTCGGCTGCATGGCGACACCGTCGCAAGCCTGTATCGAGTTGCGGCGTTGAAGGAGTTTCGCAAAGTCGTATCGGCTGAAGAGATTAAGGCGCTGATCATCGCGGCCGGGGGCGACGGATACGAAGTCGCGGAGTCGGACAAGTTTAAGATTCCGGATGAGATTAAGCTAGAAGGGGCTGTACGTGCGATGCAGAAAGGCTATCTGTTGAGCGATGAAGCTGGGCCGCATTTCACGGTGATTCTCGGAAAGGGCGGCGTGTCGGTCTTGATCAAGGAAGCTGGCCACCGTCACAAGTTGCGTCGCGCTGGATGCAAAAACGTTGACGTCGTCGCAGCGGCCACAAAGATGCGGCCACGTCCAAACGCTGGCGGAAAGTTTGACATGATCGTCGAAGGCCGGGCATCTTGCGTGCTTAATGGTGAAATAATTGAAGTGCATCGTGGGGAGGACCTGCCAATCATTCTGCCATGCTACGAAACAGACGGGCCTGACGGGCACGAGGCGAAAGCTCGGCGGCGGTTACTTCGAGATCTTTGGGCAAAGGTGTCTGGAGACTTTGAACCAATTGAACTGGATGAGGTCGACAGCGAATCACAGGTCGAGCAGGTTCGATCAGCAGCGGCCGTAATCGAACAGAAGACAGTCGCAGAGCCATCCGAAACCGAAAAGCACGAGCCATCACTGGCACGTATCCGCAAGATTCTGGGCGACAACCCGGACCAGTTGACGTTCGTTGAGTCGGTCTGGAATGAAATCGCAGCGGCGAAGACTCAGGAGAAACTGGAAGAGGCTGGGAAGGAGCTGGCTGCGATGAAAGCCAGCGTAAGTCAGCAGGTTCTGTCGCTCGTGCGTCCGTTTTATCAGGCGAGGCAGGCGGAGCTGAAAGGCGGTGCGGCATGAGCCAGCGAACAATTGACGAATCAGGCCGCGATGAATTCCCGAAGCGATACCGTTTCGAATCAGAGCGAATGCAACTCAGCCGCGAATGGCACGAAGTCTTCGGTACTGACATTCCGTATCGAGTTGAAGCACTTGGCACGGATGAGATCCGCAAGGCGCTGGAGCACGGACGGCAGCGATTGCAGCCGGTGAGCGAGACGAGCGGCAATGATGACTCACTGATGGATTTTGATACGCACAAGCAGCACTGAGAGGGCAGTAATGGAATTTGAGAAACCATTAGAACCGCGACACACGCTACCTATGACGAAAGTCATCGCTGTCGGGTTTGGCGCGGCATATGTCACGCAAGATGGAGACACAATATGGCAGGAAGACCTGCAAGCGAATTGGGATGACCTGTGGACAGTCCAGCAGGCGGAGGACGCGGCGTTGCTAACGCCAGAAAGTGACTGGCGAATCCATTTAATTGGGCCATTGGCAGAAGGGCATTGGCAGCGTCAGGGTGACGCAAAATGGGTTATGTACCAAAAAGGGATCGGATTCGCGTGAAGGCTCCCATTGACAATCCCCGCGAAATGAAATAATGTGAATCCTGCCGTCAGTCGAGGACAAGCGATTGGCAGCATTAAATTGATATGACAGCCTTCGGGCTTTCTACCCCGCCGTGTTTGGACTTGTCCCCAAATGCGTGCGGGGTTTTTGTTTTTGGATCAATCATGATCATTGAAATACAGACTGGCGACGGGCCGAAGAAAGTTCGCGTTTGCGACTACTGCAAAACGGCGTGCATTCCATACGGCCGCTACTGTTCAAGCCGATGCTATTACAAGCATCTTGACGCAATGGTGGCGGAGCAAGAGCGGGAACGTGAGCGGCAACTGCAGGAACTCCATGAGTGGGAGGCTAAACGCAATGGCCGTTAAATATTTGAGGCGATGAATATTGAACAGCATTGCGGCATGATGTAAGCTGCTTACAGGGTTTACGGTAAACAAAAGTAAAACATTGTAAGGGGTTGTAATGTACGCGAAACTGTTTTCGTCGATCACAGAGTCTTCGCTGTGGTCGGAGCCAAAAGAAGTGCGGTTGCTGTTCGTCACGATGCTGGCGAAAGCTGATCAGATGGGTTTCGTCGAGGCGTCGATTCCTGGACTTGCTCGGGTGGCGAACTTGACCGTTGAAGAGACCGAACGCAGCCTTGAGTGCCTGCAATCTCCTGACAAGTACAGCAAAAACCCGGAGAATGAAGGCCGCAGGGTTGCGGTTGTTCCGGGCGGATTCGTCCTGTTGAATTACGAGGATTATCGCGCACGGCGAAGCACGGAAGAACGGCGGGAGTACATGCGGGAGTATATGCGGGAGTACCGTAAACCCGTTGTAAACGATGTAAAACGCGGTAAACCACAGTTAGCCCAAGCAGAAGCAGAAGCAGAAGCAGAAGCAGAAAAACCCAAGGTCGCTATCGCTCCCAAGAGAGGCTTTGAAAAACCGACAATGCAGGAAGTCATCAGTTACGTTCAGGAGATACAAGCCCCGATCGACGCAAAAGAATTCATGGACTACTACACGTCCAATGGCTGGAAGATCGGCGGAAAAGCGGCAATGAAGGATTGGAAGGCCACGGTGAGGCAATGGGCATCACGGAGGCGGAAGGAATCGGCCGAAACGTCAAATGTGTCCCGTTACTCTGAAGACCTCGTTGAAACTGTGAAAATATGCAAGCAGCATCCCGGCCGTGAGGCATACGAGGTACGCGAAGCAAAACTCGGGAAAGAACGAGTTTACGCCCTTAAGAAAAGCGGTGGCAGCGCAGCCCTGATTGAAGCGTCTGCGAATTCCGAAAACCTGAGAAATTTTGCTGCCGTGTACGAATCTCACCTGAAAGACATCCGCAGTGGAATCAAGACAAGCAATTGAGCGGGCAATCATCTGTGCAGCCTTTGACGGCCCTGACGCGGTCGACAGGATCGGCGCACAGATAAACCCGATGGATTTTTCAACCAGCGATCTGCGGGCCGTCTGGAACGCTCTGGAAGCGATGGCAGAAGCGGGTAAAGCATTTGACCCGGTCTTGGTCTTGGAGCACATGACGCAAGCCGGGCGAGTCCCGCAGTCGATCGGGCTTGATCTGCTGATTGATCTCGGTTCGGCACAGTGGGAATCGGCTCACATCGACCACTACTGTGCAGCATTGCAGCAGCACGCGTCTACAGACGATGCACATTTGCTGGGCGAGCAGTTGGCCCACGAACCTGTAGTCAATCAGGAGATCATCGACGGGTATATCTCCAAGCTCGACCAGATCCAGCGAGGCCGGAAAGACGAAATCAAGACCGTGGCGGATGCGGTCAGAGGGCTGCAGGAACGCAAGGCGAATCCTCTGGCGATCCACAGGACCGGAATAAAGGCACTGGACGACACGCTTCGAGGTGGGCTTAGAGATGGTCAGTCGATTGTTATCGGTGGCCGTCCTGGGGCTGGTAAGTCGGTCCTGATGGTCCAGATCGGGGCTAATGTGGCTGAACAAGGATCGGGCGTTCTGATTGTTTCGCTGGAGATGATGAAAGAGGAATTGATTGACCGACTCAGCAGGACGATCGACTTCGACAGGTTGCACCACTTGCCGCTGTACTTCATTGACTCGACATCAGATCTCGGAACCATTCAGAGCCTCGTGCGCGTCGCGTGTCGGCGGTATAAAATCGGGCTTATCGTGATTGATTACCTGCAGTTGATGGAAGTGCCGAGCAGCAAACATGACAGCCGAGAACGGCAGATTGCGACGATAAGCAGGCGGCTGAAGCGGATGGCATTGGATCTTCAAAAGCCTGTCATTGTAGGCAGCCAGTTGAATCGTGAATCGACTAAGAAAGGAAAGCCAACCTTGGCCGATCTTCGAGAGTCTGGGTCGATTGAGCAGGACGCGGATATCGTGTTGCTGTTGAGTGCTTCAGATGATGGGCCGGAAACGTTGCTGCAGGTCGCAAAACAGCGAGGCGGCGGAACTGGCGAGATTACACTGAAGCTCGACGGGCCGCGGTTTAAGTTCACAGAAGGCGAAACGAGTTATGGCTGGGCTGAAAATATGTGATTCGGATTGACACCACAAAACCCGGTGATACCATAAACCACCATGAAACGAAAACCAAAGAAACGCGGCCCGAAACCAAAGCCAGAAGCTGAGCGAGTCGCGAAGATTAAGATCAGCATAACGAAACGCAGGCTGGCGATTGTGGATGAACGCGGGCCGAATCGGTCGGCTGCGATCGGGGCATTGATTGATGAGGCAGTAAACGAGGAATGAACATCCGCTGTTCACAAAAACAAAGGGGAAAGTATGAAAAGCAGGCTATTGGAAAACGGAATGATGTCGTGGGAATGCAGGATCGACATGGACCATCCGGAAGCTGACGAGGCGACAGCGGTGATTCATATCCCGATTGCAGGTAGTCCGCACATGGTTGTGCAGGTTTGCGAAATCGACTGCATCCCATGCGAGCCGGATCAATACGGCGACAACGCGGTGATTCGCGACGGCGAGGACGGTGATCGGTGGCGGAACGTTGTCTTGATCGGAAATGCTCCGAATCTGCTGAATGCCGTCCAGCAGGCCGAAAAGAAACTGGAATCCATTGTGCAGGCCGGCATGGCCGAAGGCGGCATTTGCCACACTGAGCATGATCTGTGGGTTAGTCTGGAGGGGATCCGCCGCGAGCTTGATGTTGCGGCGGATTGGGCTACGGATGTCGGGTCGTTTTGAGCAGAGGTAATTGCATCCGCTGTTCATGGGTGAGCAGCGGAACTTGTATTCGGTGGGCGCAAAAACACGGGCTTATCACTATGGGAAAGACAATCGAAATGAAAATGGCAAAGGCAACCAAGGAAGACATTGAGCGTTGCATCAAGTTCTTCCAGTTCATCGAAGAGTTCATGGAGTACGGAACGCACACGCCGGAGAACGACGAATTCGAGGAAGACTCAATCGACTTGGATGACGAGGCGTTCGTTGAAAAGCTGCGAGAACTGTGGGGCGGCAGATTCAAGGCCGCTGCCGTTGATTGTGCGTGGACTCGCGTCGTGATGGGGTGCGATATCCTGATCGACAACTGTTGCGATCCATCGTCTGACGTGCTGGAGTGGAAACCGGAAATTGCAAAACAACTGGCTGCGGCTGAGTAACAGCGGTATTCCGTTCCAATAACAGGTGAGTTATGACAGTCGAAGAAAGAAAAACGAGCCGTCCGGATTCCCGGTGGAAAGCGGAACTGCTCGGTCTGTACCGATCAGCGGAGGGGCTTCGCGAGGAAATGCCGGACCAAGCAAGCGTCGAATATCAAACTGGTATCATGATGGCCTGTGCGGCGATCTGGCATCGCGTGACTGGCGAGGCGTTGGTTTGAGTATCGGTTGAGCGTTCCGCTGCTCATGGAAATACTGGAGAAACAATGTCGAAAGTTGAAGCATCGGTGACGATCACAATGAGCCATATGGGCGCTCAGGCTCTGCTTGAGATCCTGAACAACTCTGAGCATTCGTACTCATCCGGATATCTAAACCACGACTGTAGAGACCACGTCAGCGAGCCTGTACACAAGGCGAAGTCTGCAGAGATCCGAGTTTTGCACGCACACTTAAAACAGGTGTTCCCGAAATGAGTGGAATCGAATCGTTTAACGCTGATGACCTGATCATGTCGGCAACGGCGTACTATCTTGGCAGGGCGACAATCAGCGTTGACGCACACTGTAATTGTATTGTTCGAGCGTGGCCCAAGTTGTCGCAGGGCGTCAAAGAATACATTCAGCGAATCGTAGACGAAGCGTTTCGCCGCGATGCTCGCAAAATGATCAAGGGCGAAGCGTCGTATGAACTCGGTCAAAACTGCGACAGGGAATCATGGAATAAGGTCCGAGCCTGTTGGACAAAGTAAACGCGGTATCGTGTTCCTCTGCTCACGAAAACATTGGGGAAATCAAAATGAAAGTGCTTTACGGCGCAACGCCGAATCAGTGCGAATCTGTTGGGGGCTGGCTTCCGTTTTACGTGCATTGTGAGAGCAGTGGCGTCCATAAAATCGGTGGCACATGGTATCAGCCGTATGAGTCAGGCACACATAAGACTGAGGCAGATGCGAGAAATGCGGCAATGGTAATGGCGTGCGAATTTAGCTGCGACGTGTCCCCGGTTGAGGGGTGCGTGCGGTGTTATGTCGGCGGAATGGAGTCACGGCATTTGGTAAGGCAGGATGATTCCTCGGTAACGTGCGGGCATTGCGGGCGGTGTGTAGTGTCAGCAGAAGAGGTCGATGAGTACAAAGCGAGCTTGTCGCGAGCGTGCCTTGCTATGACAAATGGCCAAAGTTTGCAGCAGGAATCACGGACCGTTTTCAAGGACTGAAATGAACAGCGGTCTGGTACTCCAATCCTTGTGAGGTGATTCGTGACAGATATTGCAGATCAATCAATCCGGTACAGGCTTGTCGTCGTCATTAGCGGGAAATCTCGTGAGCTTCCTCGCACGTACAAAGACTGGAATAAATGTGCGGAGCATGGGGAAAAAATGCGGCAGAAGGGTCGAATTTCCGGGTTCAGAATCGTCGTAAAGAATTGAAATCAACAGAGGTGTGACGCTACCTCTAGTCTTTTTGGAACAATGGAAATGGACGCGGGAATTCGAATCATGAGTGCTGACGACAAATTGTCGCAAGCATTACGAGCGTTGGTTGCCGATTCTCTTCGGGCTCGCGGCATCCGTGTCATCGGACGGACAGACACTGCAGATGAGATTGCGAAGAAGCTCGATTATGTGCTGTCGCAGAATCCTGAAATCAATATCGGTGAGTCATATTTATCCGCTGTGCGAGCATCGGAATAACTGTCCTCTAGTGCGATCGCAGGCGGCAGCCGATATTCGGGAGCCCAAACTTGGAACCGCAGAAATGTCAGAGAAAAGACGCCCAGACAAGGTTATCGTTGCCGAAAAACAGGGCAAGACAAAACGACTGAGGCACCGTATCGAGCTGTTCAGTGAGCGGCAATGGAATGACACTCCTGCCGACCATTGTAAGCGATCGCGGTACCGAGTTCGAATGAATGGAAAATGGGTTAAAGAGTACAGGTATTGGACGCTATCAGAGATCACTGTGCAGATACGCAAGTGGCTGTCCAGATAGTGAAATGAGTAGCGGATCACCATACCGATGGGCAAATGTGCGGAGCAGAATGTTCGTAGTGTTTCGGAATGTTCGGAGCAGCGAACAGCACGTCCGATGGGCGCGGGAGTGGCGATGACAGTCGAGGAACGCAAAATGACGCGGCCAGATAGCCGGTGGAAAGCCGAGCTGCTGAATCTGTACCGTTCGGCGGAAAGTCTGCGGGAGGAAATTCCGGAGGCAGCAAACATGGAATATCAGACTGGCATCATGATGACCTGCGAAGCGATTTGGCATCGCGTGACAGGTGGATCATTGGTGAAGTAACAGAGGATCGGAACTCCGATAGGCGCAAAGCCATTGACAGAGTTTGAATCCCCGGTAAGATCAGGGCACCTCTTGGCGTTTTGACAAAACCCTACTGACCACCCGCCTCAGCGTGCGCGGGTCGCGTTGCGTCGTGGGGTGAGCTGATGTGGAAGCTAATCGGGGAAATCCTGACGAGCAAAAAAGCCATCGCGACGATGGCTGGCGTGTTGATTGTGGCCACAAATAAGATTGGCCTGCAACTGCCAGAAGAAGCCGTCACGCAGATCATTGGAGCGATTGCGGCTTACGTGGTGTCACAAGGTCTGGCCGATTTCGGAAAGGCCGCGAAGTGATTTCCATCGACTGGCAGCAGGTTATCGGCTCAATCTTGATTGGCGGTTCTGGTATCGGGGGCGTCATTTGGGCCGCTATTGCAGGATGGAAGAAATTCAGCTCAGTAAAATCTGGCAGCGAAACGACACGTCCTGCCGATGAGCCTGCTCCGACTGGTGCCGTCGATTGGGCTGTGGACATCTGCGAAGCGATGGGTGCAGCGTCGGCCGAAACGAAGCTGAAAGCGATTCTCGGCGGTGCAACACGAGATGATGCCCGCAAATTGCGTATTGCAGAACTGGAGGCAAAGCCGTGAAGTTGCCTCTCGCACTGATTGCCGGCGGATTGATTGGCGGACTTTTGCTGCTCAATGGCGGCAAAGTTATTCCGGGGCCATCGCCATCAGATGCTGTTTCTTTGTCGTTTGACCAATACGAAACGCTTTGGCGTGCAATTCAGTTGGAGACAGCGAAGAAACTTGAGTCCGGTGAGTTCACGACCTCACAACAGGTGACTCAGTATCGCTCATTGGCCGATGGCGAGGCGTTGAAAAAATCACGCCAGAACCTTGTTGATGCAGAATTCGCTGCATTTGGCGGCGAGAAGTGGACTGCAGATAAAGCCGCAAAACACTTCAGGAGTTATGCACAATGAGCGGTTCTCTGTTGATCCCAACCGACGACGAACTGCAGGAATGCGAAAACGCAATGCGGGTTTCGTCGCCGTTGAATGCTGGCGACTTTCCCGGATGGGAAGACAAGCTCAAGGAATGGTCGGAGCGGTTGATCAAAAACCTCGAGGTGTCGCGGCAGGAGCAAAACGACTGCAATGCAGATAGCGGTGCAACCGGTGAAGAGGCTCGGCGTTTTTGGTGTACTGGCGAAATGGTTCAGTTGGCCAGAACGTATTTGTACAACGCTTGCGAATATGTAAGCGGCCCGTCCAATGTGGGGCGAGACTCTGGCACGTCGATTCAGTCGGCTGTGAAAGTCCTCACTGAAGGGATTAAAGATCTTGGCATTGCTCCAGGGCTACCGCTTGAGTCGGCGTGGAAGTACATGACCTATGAGCGATCGGCTTCGAGGTTCGCTGAACGAGCCAAAGGCGCTTTGATCGACAAAACCTTTGTTGCTGAGCACGGTCCTGTGCCAAAACTGGCGGACCTACCGCTGCATTGTGCGGTCGGTGGTGGACTGCATTTCGGTGTGTATTGGGGCGTGCGATTTGCAACAAAAACCATTTCTGGCCGAAAGTTTAAAGTATGGACCAATGTTTCGGGCGGAGGTGGCGGGCATGCACTGGAGGGCGTCTGCTGCTTGTGGCTGGAAAACCAGTGGTGGCCAGCAATCTGGAACAGTCACGGAGACGGACTGATTCTGATGGAACACGCCGTTTATGAGCAATATCAGGCAATGCAGTTCAGGCCGTTCGGAGGTTATGCGTTGCGACCAGATAAGCCGGTGGAACGCTGGGAAGATCAGCGAATTACAGGAGGCGGGCTATGGCCAAAATTTGTAGCGTAATCGTGTTGCTGATGGTTGGCTGTTCGAGTGCTGTTGAATCTCAGCCGGAAGCAAAACAGGTCGATACGGATTCGTTTATCTCGTCCGTGAACGTGCAGGCAAAAGCAATTGTAACAACGCTGGCAGCCCAAAAACTGACGGGCGAAATGACGCTCGAAAACACTCAGTCCATTATTACCAAACTGAATAAACTGGAAGCGTCTCTGGGAAAGTCCGAACCGCAAAACGGAAAGGATGGTGATCCAGCGTCTGCCCCTGAGCCCCCGGCAAAAGCGAACACCCAACAAGCCCCTCTCAAAGTCGCTACGCCGGGGGCTTCTTCTCGCATCGCATCGGACGGCACGGTGCTGAAGTGGAACATTGAAGGCAATTGGAATCCGACGATTTTAGAGACGTCAGCCCATTTGCGAACAGGGCATGGAATTGACACCAATGGGATGACCCACCAAGAAATGGCTGACCTTCATGCCGCCCTGCATGACGGGAAACCGGTCGCTATGAAATCAAAGCCAGTGCAGTTTGTATCGCGAGGGTCTAGCTGCCCCGGCGGAGTTTGCCCAACGAATACAAGGCAGCGGCGTGGCTTGTTTGGGTGGCGTCGATGAGCCTGATAAAACCGATCGACATGAGAGGCAAATCCGGTCTGCGTGAAGCAGTTCAATCCATCATCGACGGGAAGATAGATCGAATCGAGTGGACCGACACCATCAATCTGAGGATCGTTCGAGACAATGCAGGAAGTGCAGAACTGAGGATCACAGACGGGAAAGCGGAAGTGAGTTTACGAGGACTGCCGGACCCTGATTTTATTTCGGCAAAGTTGCATCAAGATCACGCTATTGTGAGTTTGAGTCTAACAAACGTGCGAGTGGATTACTGATGACAGCGGCATTTGAAGAGCGATCGGAACGACAAAAGCAGGCGGCGATTCTTCGCAGTCTTGCAGATCAGGTCGCGTCGCCGGTTGTTGCTGGTCGGAAGTCACGGAAGGCTTTAACGGCGAAACAAAGGAGCCAATGGGAGAAAATCACTGATGTTGTCATGTGTCACCCAGTGCCCGTGAGCACATCGCAAGGCACAGCAGATTGGTGGAAAGCTGATTGCCAAGCAGCAGGCATCGGGACCGGCCTTTTCGGTTGGTTGCTTTGGAATTGGGCGTTCCCATTGCTGCTGGAACTGGCTCAGCGGTGGATTGAATCACAGCGAAACAAACAACAGGAATTACAGCAGTGACATTCGCACAATCAACAACAATGATAGGCGGTCCGGAGTTGTGGGGTCAGCTCGGTGGCATACTGGGACTGATCGTCTTCGCGATGTTTGTCGGGGTGTTTTTTATTCTGCGGTGGGTGTTTTACAGGTCTGAAACCCAAGACATCAGGCAGCAGAAGTTTTTGGATGACCTTATGACCGCACACAGGGCAGAACGTGAGACAGACAGGCACGAGAGGCGAGAGGAGCATCGGGCGAGAGACGAAAAATTTGAAACGTTGATTTTGCGGTCAATTGGCGTGATGGAGGAGGTATCAACGGAGCAGCGTGCAACGCGGCAGTTTCTGGAGCGGTTGCAATGCACACGATCCTGATGCTGAACACATTCCTGTCTGCATTGACTGCACTCATGTGTCTGGTTGTTGTGGTCGTTTGGATGCCACGGGTGCTGAATGGAAAACACGTATTGCTACTCGCTGGGATTGTTGTCGGGTTTGCGGGTGCCCTCGCTGACAATGTGTATTGGGGTGTGACCTGGTACTCAAAATTGAGACAATGGGACACCACTCAATGGTGGTTTGATCATGGTCCAGTTGCGAACATTGTTTTTCGCCACACGATGAAACTCGTGGCGGCGGCTTGCCATCTGGAAGCTGCAAGACGTGCGGGAATTGAAAACGTCGCAGAACTCAGTCTGGCAGCACTTATCGGAAGTCTGTTCGTGTTTGGAACATTGTGTTTGTAGGGTTGAGGATTGGATCGTTGATCCGCTGTTGATCGTATTTGGGGAAAATCATGAACGGTTACGAAAAAGCTCAGGCACTCAATTTGACCGGAACTGACGCAGAAATCGTGACCGTTCTGAAGACGCTGACATCGTCTGACATCCCGGTTGATTCGCTCGCCAGTCTGCTAAGGGAAGAAAGCCTGCTTAAGTGGACTGCTGAAAAGTACGTCGGTTCAATTCAAGCACTTGTGTTGGCTAACTCAGACAATGTCGCTCTAGTCGATGCAATCGACGAACTGAAGTCAACGGTGTTTGGCCAGTCTGCCAAAAAACTGCGAACTACAGAACCGTTTTGGGCCGGAAAGGTATGGTCGATCGTTTCAATGATTGTTGGTTTGATTCCCGACACTGCTGGTATCGTTGAAAAGGTTTATGCTCTGGACGGCGGCAGACCTTACAAAGATCTGACAGTCGAGCAATTCGCAGCACAGCGAACAACAGCCGAAAACGAGGCAACGACGTTGGCAGCACGCAATGAACGTCGAGCACTCTACGACGCATTTGAAAACGCCATCGGCACATCAGAGCAATCTGAAAAGATTAGCGAAATGCGGACGATGTTGAACGCTGTGGAGGCCGGATAATGGCTAACGAGTTTGCAATCAATAACAAATCACCAGCTATAGTAATCTGTCCATCTCGTGACAGTGCTGGAGATGGCACGACAACGCCGCGAGATTTGGTCTCGCTGTACGATGGCACATTTTACGGAATGACTGGCACAGCATGGGTTTTGGATACTGGGGCTGGCGGCACAAAAGCGATTTCTCTTGATGGCTCGAATGATGCAATTGCTATTCAAACGGTGCCATTTGCTGCAGGCTATTCAGTATCAATTTGGTTCAAGTATTCTTCATTTTCTGGACTTGGACTGGCGTTTTGTGCCCGCGATAACAACCGAATCTATTTAGGCCAAAACTCTGGCAATGCCTATGTAAGGGTTGGTACGGACTCCGGAAACCTTGGGGCAGGGACAGCACTGGTTTTGAATCAGTGGCACAACCTTGTCATGTCAATCGCAAGCAACGGCTTGAGTTATTCAGCATGGTGTGACGGCACGTCTTTAGGTTCGCGGTCTACGACTTTAGACACGCCCGGAGCATGCGGAATCGGGGCGTATTTTAGCACCTACGGAGGATCGCCCGTGTCCAGCTTTTCTGCTGGTCGTTTTGACGATTTGAGAATTTGGCACAGGTCGCCACTCGACAGCTCGGACGCTACAGCGATATGGGCGTCAGGAAATGGTCGTGCAAAGATCACGTCGAGCGGAACTTCTCGTCCATCGTCTCCATTTTTATCACAGGTGATCGGATGAGACCATCAGTTTTTCAGGTTGGTGGGACACTCTATTGGGTGATTCAAACCAGCGACCCTGACACAATGGTGTTGAAAGATGCAGATAGTACTCCGACAGTAGCAGTACGGAAAAACGGTGCAGCAGTCGTGGATTCTGTCACGATCACAAAGCGATCTGCTACCACAGGAATCTACGATTGTTCGTACAATCCGGCGTCTGAGGTTGAGGGCGATTCATTCACATTTGAGGAGTCTGCGACTGTGACCGGAACAACAACCAGTTCCGCGACATATACTCAGACCTGGAACGCTAGGGCCATCCGGACAGGAGCAGTGGAACTGGACTCCGCTACTCAAACGCAGCTCGATAAGATTGAAGCTGTGGTTGCAGGCACAGTAACGGGGGCAGGCACATCGACAGAGGTATTTGTCGGGCCATCCGCAACGGTGACAATTACAGTT